TACTGACACTCTATTTTGCGAAGATTGCGGCGAAGAGATTGAACCGGGCGTAGAAATAGAATTAGAGGTCGAAACGTACGAACGCGGCAGACGCGGCACGAAGATAATCACTGTTTGCGCTCGTTGTTATGAGTCGCTTTATCAGGGTGAATCGGATAATTTTAATAATGACTTTTTAAAATCAAAACAAAATGAATGAACTTTATTGGATTGAAAGGCTAGATGCTGTAAATGTAACTTTTGTAATTATACTTATAGTTGCACTTGTATGGTTGGTTTATGTATTTATCGAATCGAATATCGAATCTTATAGTGAAAAAGAATGTATCGACAAAGGGATATATAAAGCGAAAAAAGTATCCTATGTTATTATTGCAATTTCTCTTTTAATATTGATTTTTACTCCTACAACAAAAGAGATGTATCGCATTATAGGTATTGGAGAAACGATAAACTATTTGCGTCAAAACGAAGCATCAAAGGAATTGCCGGATAAATGTATCAAAGCGCTTGATCTTTTTTTGGATAAGATTACAGGAGATAATAAAGAAACGAATAGTAATAACACAACACGATAATGACACATTGGAAAACTCAATTTAATTATGACTACCTAGGCGCTTACAGCCTACCGGATGGGAAAGATATAATTCTCACCATACGGGAAACGAAAAAAGAACAGGTAGTCGGTACATCTGGAAAGAAAGAAGAATGTTTCGTCGCTTATTTTTTCGAGAATGTAAAACCGATGATTCTCAACCGGACGAACTGCAAGACTATGACGAAGCTATTTAAAAATCCGAATTTCGAAGAATGGGTAAACAAGCAAATTCAAATCGGTTCGGTAATGGTTGACGCTTTCGGCGAAAAGGTTGATTCGCTCCGTATTCGTCCATTCATTCCGAAAGTAGAAAACTCATTGCCTACGGTTGAGACAGGATCGGCAATCTGGAAAAATATCCTCGACGGTCTGGCGGGTGGTTTTACGGTCGCGCAAGTCCAGACGAAATATAAACTAACTAAAGAACAAATCAAAGAATTAGTAGCACATGAAATCAAGTGAACAAAAAGAATTTGAATGGAAAGAAAAGAGACGGGGTAAAATAACTGCCTCTACGCTTCCCGACCTGATGAAAGCGGGCAAAGGTTGTCCCTTTGGTAAAGCCGCGTTAGACGCGATGTATTTAGTACGATACGAGCGTAGAACCGGGACGATGCGAGAAAACGGAAGTAACAAGGCGTTTGATTGGGGACATGAAAACGAACCGCTAGCAGTCGAATGGGTACGGAGCCAGTTAATGAACGAAATCAAGTCGTGTACAACCGATTTTAAGGACATTGTTTTCAATGAACCTTTTGAAGGATTTGGAGATTCACCGGATTTCTATGTATACGGATTTGATGGAAAAGTTATCGCTCTGGGTGAAATCAAGTGCCCGATGTCGCAAGGAAAAATCGAATCACTGCAATTCGGAAATACCATCGACGAAAAAGACGAATACTATTGGCAATTCCTCGGACACTTTTTAGGTCGCCCGGACGTAGACAAATTGTATTATGTCATTTATGACGGCTATACAAATGAAGGTCGAATACTTGAAATGAATCGCGCCGATCACGTTGACAATATAAAGAAACTCTACGATCGCATCCGGTTGGCTAGCGAGATGGTAGACGAATCTATTCGCTCCGGTCTGGACTTGCTCGATTGTGTCGATAAGGCAAAAGAGGTACTAGATTTAAAGTTGCAGATTGAATCACTAAAGCCGGAAGCAAAGAATAGCGTTCCGGTAAAGAATCAGATTTATAAGTTACGGAAGGAATTGCGCAAACAGACGAAGAAAGTACCGTCACAACACTAACACAACACGATTAATCACATTTTTATAAACACATTAATAAACACGAAATTATGAGTAGCAAAAACAAAAACAGAGAAATTTTAGATTACATTCCTTTTTTCTATCCTTGTTCTATGAGTAGAATTTATGATATACTAAAAAGATGCGGATGCAAATTTACATATAATGAAATTTATGATCTTGTTGAAGAACATCTATATAAAATCGGGGATGAATATATGAGGGTCGTAAATTACCATATACTTGATAAATCTTATTCTTCAACTAAGGTTGATATGCTTAATGGGCGCATAACATGCAAATTTGCATCGGTAAGCACACCGGAACAAAAGGTCATAGACAAAATAAAATTCGCAAAGAAATATAATATCCCTTATGAGGGTTTAATCGAACTAATTGAAGAAATGAATTTATGATGCACACTTGGTTTTTAACAAAAATCCGTTACGAGAAAGTAATGGAAAATGGGATGCGAAAGAAGGTAACCGAACCGTATTTAGTCGATGCACTAAGTTTTACCGAAGCAGAAGCACGAATAATTGAAGAAGTAACGCCGTTTATCTCCGGTGAGTTTACAGTGTCCGACATTTCCCGCGCACATTATAGCGAGATATTTACTAGCGAAGAGGATTCCGCCGATAAATGGTTTGCCGGGCGACTTGCTTTCACTACGCTTGATGAGAAAAGCGGCAAGGAGAAGCGAACGTATACGAATGTACTTATACAAGCCGCAGACATTCACGACGCAATGAAGAAACTCGACGAAGGAATGAAAGGAACGATGGCGGATTATTCTTCGATTCTTCTCAAAGAAACGGCGATTGTAGATGTTTATCCGTATGAAGCAAAGGAGGATAAAGACGAATTTAAACACGACAAGTAACAGTGCGCCGGGTGAAAGCCCCGGCAAATTGGATAAGTGGCGGAATTGGAAACGCCTAGTTATGTAAGGTTGATCGCCAGACATTCCGTTAATGCGGTGCGGCTCTTGAAGTATCATTCCCGGTTCGAATCCGGGCTTATCCACTATTCACAAACCAATTAAAATGACATGGCAAAGTATAACAATGTAAAAATAGACGGATACGACTCTAAAAAGGAATATCGACGCGCTAAGGAGTTGAAACTACTCGAAAAGAAGGGAATTATGACCGGGCTTCAAGAACAAGTCAAATACGAGCTTATTTCACCTCAATATCATTTCTACGAAGTGCAAGGAGCGCGGAAGATGCTACGCAAAAAGAAGCTGATCGAACGAGGAGTTTACTACATCGCGGATTTCGTCTATTATCGGGCTGGTGAGTATATCGTCGAAGATACTAAAGGTGTTCGGACGAAGGAGTATATAATCAAACGTAAGCTCATGCTTTACGTTCATGGAATTAAAATAAAGGAGGTATAAGAATGGTGAAGAAAATAGCACAAAAGCAAGTAAAACACGATTGTCGAACGTGTCGCAACGGAGGAAGAGAGAATAATTTTATTTGCTATTGTTCCGTCCTGAAAGTAGGGCGGGCGATCGGGATAAGGATTTGTAGTTATTATGTCGCTAGGTAGGAAATCAAAAGGTAGCGAAGGTTTTATACCAATATCACGAAAGTTGTTTAATAATTTTCTTTGGGAAGAAAAAAGAGAGTTCAGTCGTGCCGAAGCGTGGATAGACTTATTACAGTTAGCACGGTTTGAGGCGAACTCAACGAAAGAGATTATTAACGGTAGAGTGATAGAGTATAAACGGGGCGAGCGTCCTCTGTCTTTGCGACTTCTTGCTGATCGGTGGAAATGGAGCAAAAACCGGGTTGACAAATTCCTCGATTTACTCGTTTCCGAGCGTATGATAACTAAAAGGACAACACAAGGGACAGCAGTAAGGACAGATAGCGGGACAGCTTGCGGGACAAAGCAAACTATTATAACTATCTGTAATTATGAGTCTTATAACACCGTATCAAAAAAAGAGGGACAGCCATCGGGACAGGGTAAAGGACATCCGCCGGGACAAGTTGAGGGACAAAGTAGGGACAAATATAATAAAAATAAAAAAGAATATATAGAAAAAATTATCTCCTTATTTCCCTCTTTTTCTGAATTCGATTTGAATTTTATAACCAAAGATTTTGCAGACGCATTTACGCTTTGGTTAGAATACAAAAAAGATAGGCGTGAAAGTTATAAGTCTGACAAGTCACTTAAAATATGCTTTAATAATCTTGTAAAACTTAGCAATAACGATCCGGCAATAGCTGTACAAGTTGTTGAGAACTCAATAGGAAATAATTATTCAGGTCTTTTTGAACTGAAAAATAAAAATGAATATGGAAACAAGAAGCAAACAGACTCTACCGATAGCGGCGATACTATCATACGGACTACCGTACTATGACGAGCCGATAGAAGTAGAGAAACGCCCGGAGTGGTTTAAAGCGTGTTGCAAATATGTTTGTCCTAACTTCAAGATAGACGATTCGAATAGAAACATAATGAACCAACTGTTTTTGTATATTGAAGGACGATCCGAGAAGCTAGACGCAAATAAAGGGCTATTGTTACGAGGTGACATCGGTACGGGAAAAAGTACTATCATGCAGATTTTAAACCGATATGGTTATTTCACACGCGGCAAAGCAAAGGGCGGCTATCCGATCGGTGGCTTTAGGATTGATTCGGCTTCCTGTATTGCAAACGGCTTTTCAATGCGCGGAAAGGATGCACTAGAATTGTATACTTACAACAACGGTACTCCGCGAATGATCTGTTTTGATGAATTAGGACGCGAGCCAATCCCGGCAAAGTATTTCGGTACTGAACTAAACGTGATGCAGTATATTTTCCAATGTCGGTACGAGTTGAGACATGAGGCAATAACTCATGTTACAACGAACTTAACGATTAAGGAAATACAGCGTATTTACGGCGCGTATATCGCGGATCGAATAAATGAAATGTTTAACGTCTTGGACTTGAACGGAGCTAGTAGAAGATAATTAATACAACGAAACCATGCGAAGCAGAAAAAAGAAACTTGTGTATTTTAAAAAGATTCCGGTTCGCGTCGATCTGGAACAATGGCAAAGGCTCGATAAGATTCGCGCTGACTACCATTTCAAAAGCACATACGAGATTATGCAGTACATTTTAGGCTGCTTTCTCCGGGTTGCCGATCCGATGCCCGGCGATGATGATGAAGAAGTACTACCGGACGAAATCAAAGAAATGTTCTACGATCTATCACAGGCGGAACGACATTTCGAGTATGTAAAACCAAAACGAAAACTACCACAATACAAGGTAGACGAAATGAACGGACAAAAACGATTAGAAGGATTTTAATATGGTTAAAAAACTATCAAACACAAATTATTTGCACGATGTATCAGCAGACCCCGTCGCGGCAAATGAACGGAATCGGAAGTATATCGACCGATTTGTTTCAGAGAATTACAACGGCTTAGTTAGCAAGTTTTCACTTTTAGACGGTACGATAAATTCAAGCGCTTTCGGAGCACTCGACAAATTAAACTCTACGATTATCTCGCTCTATACTGATCCGAATTTACACTTTACGGATTGGGAGCAGGCGAAACAATATCTATCGAACAAGTTCACGGAAAAGGCGATTCGCGTTTCGGTGAAGAAACCTGTAAAAAGCGAAGTAGTAGAGAATGAGGACGAGATTATTAACGTTTAATATTGTTGTTTCGATGAAAGACGTAGAACTATTTAACGACCAT